GGATTTTCTTTTTCTCAAGCTACCAATGCTTCCGAAATTACTCTAAACGAAATGGCCGCTTCAGGTGGTACAACTAGCCGACGCGCTCGTCAAATGTTCAATGACTCTTATGCACCTGCAGAATGGTCTTTCAGCACATATGCACGTCCTTTTGCGTCTACTGCGGCAGCCACAGGCGGTTGGGAAGATACTGGTTCCGACGCACACGTGCACGCAGTCGAAGAAGCCCTTTGGAATGGTTTAGTAGGTAATGCAAGTTTCGCCCCTTCTTCAGGCGGTACCGAGTCCGTTTGGTCTGATAATATTGCCAACACCACCACAACTTGTACCATTGATTTCGAAGGTTCAAACTTAGTAACTTTAAAGACCTATGATATTTACTTTGTAATGGGTAGTGGCACTATCGCCGACGCAACTCACCAGGCTTACAAACTAACATCTTCCGTAGTAAATAGTGCAGGTATTGATTTTGATATTGATGGTATTGCTACTATTAACTGGGCTGGCTTTGCATCTCTTATTACAGAAATTGACGCCACTGCTGTCCCTACTGTGACTATCAGTGAAGGTACCTCTGCTACGAATAACTTTATTCGTAACCGTCTTACTACTTTGACTACTACAGGAAATACTGCAGAAGGCTCTATTGTTGGTTCGTACACTCTTACATTAACAGGCGGAAGCTTGAATTTTGAGAACAACATTACTTACCTGACCCCAGAAACTCTGGGTGTAATCAATCAGCCGATTGGTCACGTAACTGGTACACGTAATATTGGCGGAAGCTTTACTTGTTACTTGAGTAATAGTGCAGCAGGAAGCGCCGATTTGTTTGAAGACTTAATCGAGTCTACGGATGTTGTAACTAACGACTTCAACCTAGTGTTTGATATCGGCGGTACTTCTGCTCCTACAATGCAAGTAACTTTACCGACCTGTCATTTAGAAGTACCTACGCATAGTATTGAAGACGTAATCTCATTAGAGGTTAACTTCCATGCTTTGCCTACTACTATCAATAGCGCAGATGAAGCTACAATTGTTTATAAGGGCCTAGCAGTCTAATATAAAAATGTAACTCGCTAAAAAGGGACTTCGGTCCCTTTTTTCGTCCCCTGTAAAAAATAGTTCTTGACTTTTAGGTCCTACTGCATTATACTATGTAGTACAAAATAGAAGCACGGAAAATAACTTTCCTGCTCTTTAACCATAATTTATATAGAAAGGATAAAACATGAGCGACACCCCTATTTCATTAGCCACTCTAATGACACCAAGTAAGACAGTATCAGTTGACTTCCCCGGTTACACAGGAATGGAAGTAAGCCTATGTTATTTGGGCAGAGAAGAGTTAGTAAAGCTTCGTAAGAAATGTGTTAGCACTAAGTTTAGTAAAAAGACTCGTCAGCCTGAAGAAATTCTTGACGAAGATAAGTTTTTATTAGAATACTGTAAAGCAGTCATTAAAGGCTGGACAGGCCTAAAGTATCGTTACCTAGAAGAGCTTCTTTTGGTAGATATCTCGGAACTTGACCCAGACGATGAACTTGCATACACCCACGACAACGCAGAACTTTTGATGAGAAACTCCAGCGACTTTGATGGCTGGGTTACTGAGACAGTGGGCGATCTAGAAAATTTTACTGGGAACAAGTAGGGGAGATAAACGCCCTACTTGAGAGATATGTAAAGCAGTCTAAGTCACTTGATTTAGATAAGTATTTACGTATCTGCGAAGAATTAGGGCAAGAGCCCGACCCCCAAAAGATGCCGCTCGACCCCTCGGATTTTCCCGTGGAGGTCCAAGTGGCATTTTTTCTATTTGGACTACTCGAAGACAAATGGGAAGGCATGTCTGGTAGCTACCTGGGGAAACAGTGGGGAAATATAGAATACTTGTTTAGTTTGTATGAAGTTGAAGAGCCACGCACAATGATGTATATACTGAAATTGTACGAAGGACTCATAGTACAAACTAGAGCAGAAGAGTCAGAAAGAAAACGAAAGGCAGACGAAAGAAAATCATCTGCGGGCGGTGGAAAAAATTTCACCCATAACGTGAAAGGCTAATGTCGAAAAATAAAGTAAATATTGACGTAAAAGTAGATGATAAGGGCACAACCAAAAAGCTTGGTCTCGAGTCCAAAAAAGCTGCAAAGGGACTAGACGATACTGCAAAAGGCGCACGGAATGCGGATAGAAATCTAAAAGGTGCTGCTCAAGCCTCTTCAAATACTACCAAAAACTTTTCAAAGATGGCACAAGGCACAGGCGGCCTTGTAGCTGCTTACGCTACCTTGGCGGCACAAATCTTTGCCGTTAGTGCTGCATTTGGATTTCTAAAAAGAGCAGGTAATCTTGCCGTTTTGCAAGCGGGTCAAAAAGCTTACGCAGGTGCAACAGGTACTGCAATGAGAACTCTTGCAAACGATATTATTGCAGCAACAGACGCTCAGGTAACTTTTCAGGATGCTTCTCAAGCAGCAGCTATAGGTATTGCATCTGGACTAGATCCTGATCAGCTTATTCGTCTTGGTAAGGCCGCAAAAGATGCCAGTGCGATACTCGGTAGAGATGTTACTGACTCCTTTAATCGACTGGTTCGAGGTGTAACAAAAGCTGAACCAGAACTGCTTGACGAACTCGGTATTATTCTTCGTCTAACGGATGCCAGCGAAGAATACGCTCGTGCCTTGGGTAAAGATGCAAATGCTTTGACTACTTTTGAAAAGAGCCAGGCAGTTGCAAATAATGTACTCACACAAGCAGAAGAAAAGTATGGAAGAATTTTAGCAATTACCGGAGTACAGAC